TTGCAGGTGTGGCACAGACCATAAACTGGCAGGGCAATGTCACTCCAACACCCAGCATCAACAGAACTGATGTGGTGACATTTAGTATCATAAATGTTTCTGGCACTTACATCGTGCTGGGACAACTAACAGGATTCTAACATGCTGGGTTCATTCACAGGCACATTCAAGTTTGGTCGTCGACGACGCCTCTTTCTCGTGCCCACACAGTTGGCCATCAATCTTACCGATTATTATATAATAATATGCGAGATGGGTTCTGGTAATCCTTCAACTTTTCAGATCACTCGCAACGGAGTGGTATTCACTGTGTCTATTGACGGTGGAGAAGATCCGCTGAGGCCTTTGGGACATACTATCACTGTTGACTCCATTTCAGGCACGGGTCCTTACAGTCCGGGACAGGTGCTGGGCACAGTGACTGGTGCAGAACTAGGCGGTGTCTGTACAAGTCAACAGTTTACTGTCACTGTGACAGCAGTGGCATAATTGGATACTAACAGAACGGTAAATATACTAAAGAGAGCGCGATATGGCCATACAAACAATAAACATAGGTAATCAAGTCAACGACGGGCTAGGTGATGATCTACGCACGGCATTCCAGAAAGTAAATGCTAATTTTACAGAATTAAACGCCAGTTTAACTGTTACCGCTAAAAATATAGGTATTTCTGGCGAGGGTATCTTCGCACAAAAGATAGGAACCGAATTACAATTTAAAAATATCATAGGCGGTACGAAAATCACTCTAGATGCATTTGACAATCGTATCGTAATCAATAATACACAGACAGATTCCTTTGAAAACATAACCACCCAGTCTGGAACCATCGCAGCCAGCAATCATACCAACATAACTATGCAAGGCGGCAACGATGTGGCTGTTACAGCATCGGGCAACATAATAACAGTCGATACTCTGCTAGACCTTAATCAAATTTTGACAGTATACGATTTTGGACCCATCAATCCGCCATATACTAGTGTAGTGCAATTTTTGTCATCGGCGACTAATATCGATTTTGGAACCATAACGATACCCTCTGGATTAGAAATTGATCTAGGGCCTATCTAAGGAGACAGTCGTGGCAGTTACGTGGATTACTCCGGCAGGCGACCTAGGCACAGTCACTGAGCGACAGATCTTAAACATCATTATACAGGCTACATCCGAAGAAGGATCGATTAGTTACTCTTTAATAGCAGGTAATTTACCTAGAGGACTTAGATTAGAATCGACTACCGGAACGATAAAAGGCAGCGCCACAGAAGTCCGACGATTCACTACCAGCAGATTCGTCATTAGAGCCAACGATGGTGCAGATATAGAAGACCGAACCTTTAGCATAAGTGTAGATGGATCCGACGTACCTCGATGGCTGACTGAACAGGGATTTCTAAAGGTTGGTAACGGAGATAATTATTTCGTTCTCGATAATGAGCAGGTAAATTTTGCCTTGTCGGCATTGGACCCGGATCTAATAGCAGGTGATACGCTAGAGTATTATCTAATTCCCAATGGTGGAGATCTTCCCCCTGGTCTTTCTTTGAGTCGCGATGGCATGATATCTGGCTTCACTGATCCTATATTCGCTCTAGAAAATGTTACCGATCCTACCGGTGCGTTTGATACCAACGGATACGATGTAACTTACTATGACAAACCAGAGGCCAGATCCAATGGTTTTGATACCTATCTCTACGACAATGTCACTTTCGATTACACAGAACCTAGCAGAGGTCCTAGACGCCTTAGTAGATTCTATACTTTCATCGTAGCAGTATCTGACGGAGTCAACGAAGTCCGTAGAGTGTTCCGGATCTGGGTGGTCACTGAAGAATTTCTACAAGCAGATAACGGTATCATGCAGGTCGATACCAATCTATTCCGATCCGACAATACTGGCGATCGAGTACCCATATGGATCACTGACAGTTATCTAGGAAAGTATCGAGCAGACAATTACGTGACCGTGTTTATAGATGTCTATGATCCTCCTAGCCTTTCTGGGGTAATAACCTACTTTCTGCTGTCTACTAATCCCGATGACGGATCTCCCAGCATTTTGCCTCCCGGATTACAGTTAGATACTATAACTGGGGAACTTGCAGGTCGAGTTCCATATCAAAATGCGGTAACTAAAACTTATAAATTTACCATGCAGGCCATAGACTTCCCTGCATCCTTGGCGACCACTACCTATACCTATGTAGGCAATTGGAATTCCACCAGAGAATATTTTCCAGACGAAGCAGTGACTTATCTAGGTTTTATTTTTATCGCCTTAGAAAAAAATAGAAATATCATTCCCGTAGAAGGAGTCACATGGAATCAAGCCGTGGCCACTGCGGAAAAAACTTTTACCATAGATATTATCGGAGAAATAGAAAGTGCTATATCATGGATTTCAGATTCGGATCGTGGATCGATTAGGCCTAATCAACCCAGCACATTGTTCGTAGAAGCACGTTGTTTATATTATGGCGGCAAAGTAGTCTATGAGTTAACTGCGGGAACGTTGCCTCCGGGATTGACACTATTAAGTACTGGAATCATACAAGGAAAAGTAAAACAGTTCGCAGATGATCAAGGTCCGGGCATCATAAGATTTTATGAAAGAGTTGACAGCATAAATCTGTTAGAAGACAGCTCGAGTCTATCTAGAGATTACACATCGGCATCTTTTGATAGTGGATCTACTACATTTGATCGCAAATTCACCTTTTCGATCAAGGCCAGAGACACTGCCAATTTCGCAGAAAATATTAAAAATTTCTCGGTATTCGTAGATACCCAAGTAGAAAAATCTTTCGCTAATCTTTATTTCAAGGCATTCCAGAACAAAGAAAAAAGATTAGCATGGTACGATTTTATCACCAACAGCGATATTTTTAGAAGCGACGAGATATATCGGTACGGTGATCCTAACTTTGGAATACAATCTGAATTACGTATATTGATCTACGCTGGAATAGAAAGCCTAGACGCTGTGAAATATGTACAGGCCATGAGTCGAAATCATTATCGGAAGCAGATACATTTTGGAAATCTTAAATTTGCCGTGGCCAAAGATCTTGTGACCCAAGAAACTATCTACGAAGTAGTTTACGTAGACATAGTAGATGATTTAGAGAAAGATGGAAAAAGCATCGGTCAGGTCGTTCATTTACCAGACAATATCAACAGCAGAGTATTAGTCAGTTATGATGCTATAAAAATAGACAGCGATATTCCATTAGTCAGCGATAGAGACCATCAACGTGTGTTTCCAAACAGTATCAAAAACATGCGACGTCGTATCAAGGCTCTAGGAGAGCGTGATCGCACTTTCTTACCTCTCTGGATGAGATCTATCCAGAGCGACAACTTTGTAGAAACTGGTTACGTGAAATCTTTGATACTGTGCTATCTCAGACCGGGATTCAGTGAATCTGTGATTTCAAGGATAAAATCTGTTAATTACGATTTCAAAAGCATAGATTTTACCGTGGATCGATATGTGATAGATATTTTAGACGGGCAGATAGAGGATAAATATCTTGCATTTCCGCAACGTGGAGAAAAATTACCGTGAGCAACATCAATTATTTAAGCATAAATGAAAACTTTCCTGTGGCAGGAGAAGACAACGACACGCAGGTTTTCCGTGACAATTTTGATACTATTAAAACCAGTCTGCAAATAGCCAAAGACGAAATCACAGATCTAGAAGACAACGCAGCTAGATTAAACATAGATAATGATTTCAATAGAACTCTCATAACTCGTGCGGTCATGCAGGACAACTACGAAAAAAGATTCGACGGAGGAATTGTTACTACTCCGTTGGTTGTGGATTTCGAGAATGGGTCGTATCAGATTTTTCGTTTTGGTGCAGATACTGTGATTGAGTTCCTTAACTTTCCGGACAGCAATACGTTACCTCCGAGCGTAGGTAAACTTACTTTAGAATTATACGGGGATGGCACGACACGAACTCTAACATTTAGTACCAGCGGTGGTACAGTATTGAAAAAGAATGCCACATTTCCTGCACCTTTCACCGTGACTAGCCAAGAATTGGCTGCAGGTGGCGGTAATCCAATTATCATAGAAGTGTGGCGGCATAAGTCGGATAGGATTTTCCTTAACTATCTAGGACAGTTCTCGTCATAAAATGTTCCATCCATTCGAACAGAATCTTTCTGACTTGAAAGATAATGAATTGGAAGAAAAAGTCCAAGAATTAACTAGAAAATACTATCAAGCATATCGTCTGGGCAAGCCAGAACTGTTGACACAAATCTCTACTTTTGTTACAATATACAAAGACGAATTATCTAAAAGATATCGTGAACGTACACAAACAGAACTCAATGGAGATTTGAATCAACTGATCAATGTCAACAAATAAATTAGAAACAATTACAGAAGCGATCATGACGCATGGACCGGAAATATTATCCGACTGTGCGATCTCTGCTGAACATCTCACACAATATCTAGACAGGATCTCCGAAGAACGATTGCCTTATCCGATACCCTTAGATCGTATAGATATCGAAAAATGGTTTATTCCCAGAGAGTATGCCGAAATGGATATCGAAGAGTTTTTGATCGGCATTTGTCCTGAGCAAAATTATGATAGATTGATTATTGAACTGCAACTTTTCCGAGATCATAAAATGTTTCCTATGCTGTGTGCGATGAAATATATAGTAGACACTCTGAGAAAAAACAATGTTGTGTGGGGTGTAGGACGTGGAAGTAGCGTGGCTAGTTATGTGCTGTTTTTACTAGGGGTACATAGGATTGACAGTGTTAAATACAAATTACCAATAGAAGAATTCTTTAAGGAGATAAGAAATGGGTAGAGTCTACACAAGCATGCAGGGTAAACCTATAGACATGGATAGGTTATCGTTAAAAAACGAACTCACGCCTGCAATAGGAAATATGAAAGTAAATGCCAGGGGCGATGAACTAGGTCCCGGAGGACAGATCTTGAGAACCAGAGAACAGATATTACAAGATTATTACAAAAATAATCCTAGAGCGCTTAAAGAAGAAGTCGCTACGAGAGGAAACAAAAAATAATGAATTCGTCATATAACGTTAAGCATATCAAAATACGTGCGCTAGGCGATAATGTTATTGTGACCGGAATGAATTTCGGGGAAAGAAAGACACAGGGCGGAATCGTGCTGCGCAGCGATGATGGTAAAACTCATGGTATCCGACCACGCTGGGGACAGGTATATAAAATTGGACCTGAACAAACGGAATTTAGCGTCGGTCAATGGATTCTGATAGAGCATGGACGATGGACTAGAAGAATACGTATCAACGACGGTGAAGGAGAGAAAGACATCTGGCGTGTAGATACTGATGCGATACTGGCCACGTCAGAGGACGCTCCTAGCGCAGATGCTGAACTCATTGTAGACAGTATCTAATATGGGTTTGAAAAAAAACTGGGATGTTTTTGATATCGCTAATCAAATTAATGCATTAGCCAGAGAATGTTCCAGTCCGTATAACGACGGCTTTACATCGTTTGAATTTAAAAAAGATCTTTATCAAATCAAAAATGCCGTAGATCATGCTCTTAAAATGGCTCCGGATTTTGGAGACATGGAGAAAGAGTGGTTGACAGACCAGGAGAAAAAGCGTATCATTAAGCACTTAAAGTCTTAAGGAGATACGATGACAAATCCATTTCTGGATCAAGAAAAATTTATGCGGGCCTGTGGGCAAACGATAGATCAGCGCAATGCTGATCAATTTAACATGTATCTTCAACTCATCGAAGAAGAGGCTGAAGAATTAAATCAGGCTATCATAAACAAAGATAAAGTAGAAATGTTAGATGCTTTGATCGATATGTTGGTAGTTACTATAGGCGCGATACATTCCCTCGGTGCGGACGGGGAAGGAGCCTGGAATGAAGTAATGCGAACAAATTTCGCTAAAATAGATCCCGAGACTGGTAAAGTTCGCAAGCGTGAGGATGGCAAAGTATTGAAACCAGAAGGGTGGTCTCCACCAAATCTTAAGCCATATCTCAACAGAGAATCATCATATCTACGTCAAGGATTCGAACCATGACTGTAAATGTGTATTGGACTAGATCAAATCCAGGATGGGAAGATCTGCAGAAATTAGGATTTTCCTCAAGTACCTATATGAGTCCTATGCGTATTGAAGAACCAATATCTCTCACTAAACATCTAGATTATAAAAATTTCTTCGGTCCGCTTGTCAGTAAGTGCCCGGCAGTGATCGATGATCTAAAAAATACTTTCGTTATCAAGAGTCCTGTCGACCTTACTCTATATATCGAAAATAATTCTTTCAAAATCGATCATCAAGAACTAGATTTCGCACAGTCATTCATAGGCGAACCACAAGGAAAATTCGGCATACACCAACTGTCTTTCTGTTACAATTTTTTCAGTGAAAAAAGTTTAACCATAACCCAATTACCTGCGTTCTACGACAGTAATAGTTTTACTAATAATACTTTCAGCATATCTGGCAGTTTTGATATCGGACGATGGTACAGACCATCGGGCAAGCCCGCATTTATAATCAGGCCTGATACTAAAAAAATAACTATAAAACAGGGTGATGCATTATTATATATAAAATTTAACACAGCAGATAAGATTAAATTGATCGAATTTGACGATAGCGAATTCTTATCGATGAAAGAACGAAGTCCTGAATGGATATGCGGTACTTTAAAAAGACACACCAATAGCATCATATCTCTGTCGAAATGCTATGAAATATTCGATCAATATAAGATGCGTAGACGTGTCATGAAAACAATAAAGAACAATTTAATTTAAAAGGCCTAACGATGAAAAAACTATGGGTAGAAAAATATCGTCCTAAAACATTAGATGAATATGTCTGGAGAGACGAAGAACAAAAAAAACAAGTACAGACTTGGATCAAAGAAAAAAGCATTCCTCATTTATTATTAAGTGGTGCTCCGGGTATCGGAAAAACTACCATGGCCAAGATGCTGATTAACGAAATTGGAATCGAAGATTATGATGTGCTAGAAATCAATGCTTCCAGAGAACGTGGATTAGATCTCATGAAAGAAAAAATCACGAACTTTGTCAGCATGATTGCCTTTGGTCCTTTTAAAGTTGTGCTGCTAGATGAGGCAGATCGACTGACTCCGTTCGCACAGGATGCTCTAAAAGGAGTCATTGAAGAATACAGCAATTTTAGCAGATTCATCCTTACCTGTAACACTCCTAGCATGATCGTTCCAGCCATACATAGTCGATGCCAACAATTCCATTTCACTAGATTAGATTCTGTAGAATTCACAGCCAGGGCCGCTACTATTCTAGTCAATGAAGGAATAGATTTCGAACTAGATGTTTTAGACACTTATGTAAAAACAACATACCCCGATCTAAGAAAATGTATCAATTTGTTGCAGCAAAATAGCAGAGACAGTAAACTACATACGCCAAATCAAAACGACACCGGAACCTTAGAATGGAAATTTGATATGGTCGAACTATTCAAGGCAGGAAAAATCACAGAAGCACGTAAAATGCTCTGCGGCAAAGTACAAGCGGATGAAATCATCGAAATCTATAGATGGTTATACAATAATCTTGACATCTTCGGCAGTGAAGATAATCAGGATAAGGCTATATTGATCATCAAGCAAGGCCTCGTAGATCATCCCATATGCGCAGATCCAGAAATCAATCTGTCAGCCACTCTGATCAGACTATCTAAATTAAATGCCTAAAAAAAGCAATATCGCTAAGGGAAGACACAGTTATGACTCTGAATTAAGCACTGGATTAGTGACTTTTTTTAACAAGAACGTGTCTCCATACCCGACAGATGTCGGCTCTCCTAGTTTTGATTTAGTTCCAGTAACCAAACAAAAAGATATAATGATCAATCATGCTAGATTATATGCGCAGCAAGAATATAATAGGATAATGGAATTGGTAGAAGTTTTACAAAAACAAGCAGCATCTATCAAACGCAGATTGGACGTCACTGATATGGTACATGCTGCCGAATATCATTTCCAAGTTACAATGGGGCAATGCTATTGGTTAGTATGGGATAAAAGAAAACAAAAAATATTACTAGCAGGGCTCGGTCCAGATCAGTGGAGTACAGGAGCGCCGGATGATTATGAATACCGACTCAGAGTAAAATATATGGGAGATCATACCTGGCTAGAAGTAGACAATTTAGGGAACCCTATAGATGGATAACAGATACATGATAGTCTCCTATGTGAAAAAGCCAGACGAAAAATTCGACGAACTTACCGAATTTAAAAGGCATTATAGAACTAGCCATATACAAACAGCCAAAGTCATATTAGATCTCAAAGAAAAAAAAGTCATCAAGAATGGGCTTAATCCTCAAGCCACATTCGAAGATATGATCGAGTTTTATAAAAGGATGATAGGAGATCGATTGATCCCCCATCTACCTAAAGATTAATCATCGCCGTATATAGACAAGATTTCCTTAACTGCTTCGTGTCGTTCGATATCACCTATAGTGAAATGACATAGATCTAAGTATCTATGATTTTCAAAATTATTGTAGAGATTTAAAAACTCTAATAATCCGTTGTTGCTAGGACGATCAGCCTGCTGTAGGTCACCAGTGACAACCATCTTAGATTCTTGACCTAATCTCGTTAACAACATCTTCATCTGGCTAGGCGTAGCATTCTGCATCTCGTCGGCGATGATAACAGCGTTCTTGAATGTTCTTCCACGCATATATGCTAAAGGACTGGTTTCAATCACCCCCTCAAGTATCATATTAGTAATTTCTTTAGCATAATAATTTTCTGCGAAAACATCCATGATTGGTTTAGTCCAAGGTTCCATTTTCTGTTGCAAATCTCCCGGAAGAAACCCGTGTTCCTCATCCACCGATACAGCAGGTCTAGTAATAATAATCTTATTTGCATCGCCGTACTTGAGTTGATCTATAGCCCATTGCACCGCAAGCATAGTCTTACCTGTACCTGCAGGTCCGATAGCGAAAATGATCATTTTCTGCGGATCGTTGAGTTTTAAAAGGTATGATTCTTGATTGAGGTTTTTTGGGTAGATCTGGACCCTGTGGCGTTTTTGATGTTGATTATCTACTAACTTAATGACATTTGACTGCTGTTCTTGATAAGAGTGAGACTTTTGTGCTACTGCTCTTTTTCGCTTCATATAAGGTTAGCCCTCCTTGTTAAGTGCTAGGCACGGACCTTAGACCGTAGTGCCCGTACCGAGCACAAAAGTATTTAACAAAGTCTCTAAAAAGTTAACTGTAATGATAAACTATCGTCGATAAATACAAAGGGAGATATTATGGCTGATATTAAAGACGTTATACAAAATATAGAGCAAATCTACGGATCAAATAATAGTCTAAACATGCTTAAAGATTTTGAACGTGTCATAGACGAATTAGATGTCTATGTCTTTGACAATTGGATCGACGGTGAATTAATAGCAGGCCCGAAAGAAAGTCGTTATTTCGTAGAATGTACTTTTATGTGGCCTAAAGAAAAGATGCCGGAACCAATCGGTGGACAGAGATTATTAGATTACGGATGCAAGGTACAATTTGCAGAAAGCCAGATGGCCAAAGTGAGAAAAATTAAAACTCCGGATGATATACGCCCAGGCACCCGTAAAGGCAAAATTGACCAAGAAGATATCTGGATGGTTAAAATTATTATGCCTAAAAAATTAATGAACGACATCAATAGAGGATATAGAACTCTAGATAAAAATAAAGTAGAAGATATTCTCAATCAAAACAATGTTGTTAATGTCCAACCAGAACCTACACAGGAACCAGCAAATGCAGAACAACCTGCCGCTTAATGAAGGTCTGAGATTCAGTGATCTCAAAGAGATGGTATATAATACTTTAGAGATCGACACTTATAGATCTAAAATGGGTGAGGATCGAGATGTCTGCGTTTTAAGTTTTAAAGTCAAAGATCGGGCACCGGCTAAAGATCTAATGGAGTTTATAGAAAAAGGCTACAACTTCGTGTTAGATGCCGATGTCAGTTCCGGTGAAAACAAAAACGGTGAATATTTCGTTTTCGTAGAATTAGACCGCACAGAAAAGCTCGCAGAACAGATACAAGAATTAATGTATGGCATCAAAAGGCTCACAGAGATAGATTCCTATAAATTTAAGTATCACAAAAACGACAAAGAGCATGAATTAACCACAGAATCGATCAAATCGTTCGTTCCCAATACTCCGATAGACTACGAACGTACCATGAATAAATTACAGGTAGAAAATTATAAAAGATTTTTTAATAAGACACTCATGGACGATCTTAGTTTAGAAAAAGATATAATTACTTTTTATAAACCTTTTGACAAATCATATAAGTTTAAAATAATCGACGATCAGGATATCACACCTATAGCAGAGGGGGCGATATCATTAGACGAAAAATCTGTTGGAGAAACATTTTGGCTTACTAAAATGTTTGGAGACTATAATATCGCTAAAATAGGTGAAAACTTTCTATTCACCAATGGCGATAAATCAATTTTATTACAAAGGATCGAACTATGAGTTTTACATTTGAATTTAAAAAAGAGCACCTATCTGAATTAATAGGAAAAAACCCCTATACAGATTATTGGTATAACGCGATGTGTGAAATATTACCCGTATATGATATCAACACTCCGGAGCGTGTAGCAGCATGGTTGGCACAGTGCGCACACGAAAGCGGCTATTTTCGATTCCTCAAAGAGAATTTAAACTACAAAGCAGAAAGTCTGCTGAAAACTTTCCCCAAGTATTTCAAAACACTAGATGAAGCCAAGCAGTACGAAAAACAGCCAGAGAAGATTGCTAATCGTGTCTATGCTAATCGCATGGGCAACGGTGATGAATCAACTGGGGATGGATTCCGCTATCTGGGTCGTGGACTGATACAGTTAACTGGGAAAAACAACTACACGTTCTTTGCTGCCAGCATCGATACACCTTTAGAACAGGTTCCTGAATATCTACAGACATTCGAAGGCGCCGTGCAGAGCGCCTGTTTCTTTTGGGAACAAAATGGGTTAAACAAATTCGCTGATAGCAGAGATATAGTCACTATGAGCAAGCGTATCAATGGTGGTACTATCGGCATGGAAGATCGTCTTATGAAATACGAAAAATGCCTTAAGATGTTTGGAGTAAAATAATGTTTGGGATAGGGGGTGCCATCAAAGCGATAGTAACGCTGATCATAGTGTTGATAGTGGCTGCAGGTGGTTATTTCCTAATCAATCTCAAAGCCGACCTCGCCATAGCCCAAGAAAATAGTCGTAAACTCGAAGAAGGAGTTCGATTACAGAATGAGGCCATGGCACAGATGAAGGCTGATCAGGAAAAAATCAAGGATCTCAATAATGAACTTAATACCACAATTAAGTTACAAAACAAAGATATGGAGAACCTCAAAGACCGCTTCAGCACCAATGCTGCAGGTGAAAAAAGAGACTTTGGTAAAACCGCCGCTGCTAAACCCGCGAGTTTAGAACGTGCTGTTAACAGAGGAACTGTTAACGCACTGCGTTGTCTAGAAATTGCTTCAGGAGCACCTTTGACAGAGGCAGAAAAAAATGCAACCAAACCAAGTGAAATCAATCGTGAATGCCCCTCGTTGGCTCACCCTAACTACAAGCCTGCTGCTGGTCAGTAGTCTCTCTGGCTGTGCCAGTTTCGACTTCTTAGGCAAGCGTGAGAAGCCTATCGAGATCATAACCAAGGCTGCTGACAAGACACCATTAGATATAGCACATCCCGATCCACTGAGACTCAAACCTGTAGAATGGGTAGTGATGACTCCTGCTAACCAAGAAGAGATATTCAAAAAAATAGAAGAAAAAGGCACAGATCCAGTAGTATTCGGTCTCACACCGGACGGATATCAAGCATTGGCTGTGACTATCGCTGAACTGCGCAATATGATAAACACACAGCGTAATATCATAATCAAATACAAAGAATACTACGAGCCCAAAAAAGAGCAAGCGAACACAGAAGCAAAGAAATGACAGACAATGACGAGATCAAAGAACTAGGCTGGTTTGCTCGATTATTTAGAAAAAGAGCGAAACTGACCTATTGGCTTGATCAACAGGCCTATGTAACCGAAGTCTGTCATTTCAAAGAAATTTCATCTGAGTGTATCGTGTTCAGCGACTATTATACGAAAAAGAACACTATGGTGAAATATCAAAACAAGATAACTTATGTCTTGGAACAGATTAAGTAGGAGAAGAAATGGGTTGGTTTCGTAGCATATTTACAGACGGCACAGACGACGGAATCAGCAGCAAACGTGTGGTAACCATATTGGCATTTATCATGTGTTCGGCAGGATTTATTGGTGATTTATTCTGGGATTTAGATGTTAAGGATGTTATATTTGAATCAATGATGTATATAGTTGTAGCAGGACTAGGGTTTACAGCATCGGAAAAATTTTCAAAAAATAAGAAGGATGGTGAATAGGTTGATTTTTAATGATTTTTTTGTTAAATAAAGTTGTAGTTTTAATAGGAGCGAGTATGAATTCTGACAAGAGTCTAGCAAGATGGATGATATTACTAATACTTTTGCCTATAGGTCTAGCGGCATTCAGCGGAGATCGTTTCCGTTACCCCTGCCAAGATTCTGCAAATTGGGATAAAGCAGAATGCCAGAAACCTAGATGCGAGGTAACAAGGACATGTCCGGAACATATTTTTAAAGGTGAAGGACCCTCGGGAACATCGGCCCCAGTTAAAACAGCCGTGGTTGGAAAAAAGGAATGCAACTAATGGAAAAAATAGATCTTAAAGACGGAAAAGAAATGTTCATATATACAGAAGAGCAGTTAATGGCTCGACTGAAATTTTTTATAGGTATCTGTCTAGCACTAACACTGACGGGTATCGTGTTTGTGGTGCTTTATTCGCTGATATTCGTCACACAGCCGATGAATGCTATAGCTCCTATAGATCAAAAGTTTTTTGAGCTGATCATACCTATCGCTACATTTTTAACAGGTACCCTTTCAGGAATCATGCTGGCAGGTAATGACAAAGATGCAAGGATGGAGGCACTGAAGGCTGCCAACAGAGGCGGATCACCTAGCCCTAGTCCTAGCACACCAACTCCCAGCCTAGGAGGTGGTGGTTTTTATGCTAACGCCAATATCGGTGGCGCTAATTTTAGTTTTAATAAATCTGCAGCACCGTCCGCAGGGGCATTTACTCCTGCGGCACCGACTGCATCGTTCGCAGCACCTAAGATGAGCAGCACCGGTAAACCTATGCCTGTCTTAGAAGATGATGAAGAATTATAAGGAGAAAAATATGTTTAAGAAGATGATTTTCGCAGCAGGTTTAGCATTAGCCGTTTCCATTCCTACTTATGCCGACAAGCATGAAAAGAAAGCAGAACCAGAAACCAAACAGGTCTGCGTAGATGTGCAGGGCAAGGATGGTAAACCAGTCATGGATCCTAAGACCAACAAGCCCAAGCAAAACTGCGTCACAGTCAAAGTGCGTGAAAAATTTGAAGGTACCAAAGTTCCTGAGAAGAAATAATTTAAACTCAGTAAATCTGTAGTAAATAAAAGGACTGCTTAATGTAGTCCTTTTTTATTATAGAAAATACTATGGACTATTACTCTACTTTAGGTGTTAATAGAAACGCCACCCAAGACGAAATTAAAAAAGCGTATCGCAAGATGGCCATGAACCATCATCCTGATCGCGGTGGAGATGAGAAAAAATTTAAACAGATTTCGGAAGCCTATGAAATCTTAAGTGATCCTCAAAAAAAACAGATGGTAGACATGGGTATAGATCCCAAGAGCCAACCGCAAGGTAATGGATTCGGACAAAACGGTCCTTTCGAGTTTCATTTCAATGCTAACAATTTTGATGATATATTTGGTGGATTCGGATTTGGCGGATTCGGACACAGACATGTTCAAAGAAACAAAACTATCAGCCTCATGGTGGATCTTACATTAGAAGATGTCTTACAAGGTAAAAATCTCGATGCAGAAATAGCCATACCTGGAGGAAGGAAAAAGATTATTAATATTGTGATACCGTCTGGAATAGAAGAAGGACAACAGATAAGATATCAAGGAATGGGAGATAATACCATTTCTAACATACCTCCCGGAGATTTAATAGTTAATGTTAGAATCATGCCGCACGGAATGTTTCGACGAGAAGGCGATAATCTAATACTAGAAAAATTCATCTCAGCATGGGATGCCATGTTAGGAACAAAAATAGATATTTCTACACTAGACAACAAGTCATTAGAAATCGCTGTACCGGCAGGTAGCCAGCCCGAAACAGTATTAAGTTGCAGAAACGAAGGATTGCCAAATATGCGTAGCAAGTTAAGAGGTAATCTTTTAGTAAAAATAAAAATTAAAATACCAAAAATTACATCAACTAAACAAAAAGATCTCGTAGAACAATTGAAAAATGGATTATAAACTAGGACCGCATCAAAGCCTTCAACAAGTAAGCACTTCTTGGGATTTTTCTAGAGACGGTGATTCTGAAAAATTAGAATCTGATCTATGTTATTTTATGCAGAAACATATGGGTATAGGTTTAGCCGCTAATCAAATAGGTATTGCTAAACAAATTTTTGTCATGGGCAGCGATAATATTCCGGGATTTCCTAAACCCTTCGCAGTTTTCAATCCAAAAATAATCAGCACAGATCAAGAAAAAGAAATCTTCAAAGAAGGATGTCTGAGTTTCCCTGGACTTTGGTTGAATGTAAAAAGGCCAAAAAAAATAATAGTGGAGTACCAGAACAGTCGAGGAGACATCATAGAAGCAGAAATGGACGGATTAATTTCTAGATGCTTTCAGCACGAATTTGATCATCTCAATGGTATATGTTTCGTTGACATCGTTAGTCCCTTGAAGTTAAAATTAGCAATACAAAAACTAAGGAAACAAAAATAATGATAGAGCCCAGCCAGCACCTGCATAATATCTTCAATACCGCCGTTGAAATAGCCAAGCAGTTAAATCATGAGTACATCACTATAGAACATCTAGTCTATAGCATCATGAGTGATCAAGAATCGTATGACATGATTTCTAACTTTGGGGCCGATGCTAATTTTATTAAGACCAATCTAGATCACTATCTAAAAAATAACCTCAAAGAAATCATCTCACAATCTCAGGTAAAGAAACCTAAAAAAACCACTAGTGTTGAACGTGTGTTGAATCGATGTTTTACACAGGTTTTGTTCAGCGGCAGGCAACGCATGGAGATCGCAGACGTTATTATCAGTGTACTGGCTGAAAAAAACAGTTTTGGTTATTATTTTCTAAACAAAGGCGGTCTGACTAAAGAAAAATTTGTGAAATATTTCCAAGAAAATGTTATCATAGAAGAAGAACAAGAAAGTATTCCAGCGACCACGAACAATCAGATAGAAAGAATTCTAAATCAATTCTGCACGAACCTAACCTTACAGGCTAAACAACGTAAGATTGATCCGGTGATAGGACGAGACGAAGAATTAGAAAAAATCCAACTGATTCTAGCACGTAGAAATAAATGCAATGTGTTAATGGTAGGAGAACCCGGAGTAGGCAAGACTGCGATCGCAGAAGGGTTGGCTCGAAAGATTTTCGAGGACAAGGTTCCTAAATTTATCAAAGACCATACAGTCTATACTTTAGATATATCAGCATTGTTGGCCGGATCAAAGTATCGTGGTGACTTTGAAGAACGAATTAAAGCCGTATTCACCGCACTAGAAAAAAAAGGTAAGATCATTTTATTCATCGACGAAGCACACATGATGCAGGGTGCAGGGGCCGCTAACCAATCAAGCAACGATATGAGCAATATGCTAAAACCCATATTGACCAAAAAGTCTATGAAAATCATAGCGTCCACTACCTGGGAAGAATATCGAAAGCACTTTGAAAAAGACCGTGCTTTGATGCGTCGTTTCCAGCGTGTGACCATCGATGAACCCAATGAAGAACTAACTATTAAAATCTTAAAAGGATTGAAAAAGTATTATGAAAAACATCATGAAGTAAAAATCACCGATGCCGCTATAGATCAGGCTGTGAAACTTTCTGTGAAATACATGTCAGATAAAAAACTGCCAGATAAAGCCATAGATATCTTAGACTGCGCAGCGGCTCGATATAAACTTAAAGATGACGAAAATATGGAAGGTGTAGAACAGATCGTAGATATAGAACAGGTTACCTACGAACTCAGTAAGATGATCAACATGCCATTAGAGATTGTTGCTCAGAAAGAAAGCAAAAATCTTTCTGATCTAGAAGGAAATATGAAATCATCAGTTTTGGGTCAAGATGGAGCTATTGATACACTGCTAGATAAAATATTCGTCAGCCAAGCAGGAATGAAATCACCTAACAAACCTGTTGGAAGTTTTCTATTCCTAGGACCTACTGGCTGTGGAAAAACTGAAACTGCCAAACAATTAGCAGAAAAGATGGGAATGCAATTAGTTCGATTCGACATGAGCGAGTACCAAGAAAAACACTCGGTGGCTCGTCTGATCGGTGCTCCACCGGGCTATGTAGGATACGAAGATAATTCCGGTCAACTGATCACTAAATTACAAGAACATCCCAATTGTGTGTTGCTGCTAGATGAAATCGAAAAAAGCCATCCTGATGTTTCTAACATCTTGCTGCAGTTTATGGATAACGGTTTCGTCACAGGATCGAATGGCAAACAGGCCGATGGTCGCAACTGTATCCTTATCATGACCAGCAACTTAGGTGCTCGAGACAACGAAAACAACACCATCGGGTTCGGCGAACTTGAGCGCGAAGGAGAAGATGATAAAGCTATTAAAAAGTTTTTTGCTCCGGAATTTCGCAATCGACTAGATGCTGTAGTGAAATTTGGTAGATTAAACATCGAAACTGTAGAAAAAATCGTACATAAATTTATCAACGATTTAAACTTCCAACTTAGAGACAAGAATATTGAAATAGTAGCAGATGATAATTCTGTTAAATGGTTGGCAAAAAACGGATATGATCGAAAAATGGGAGCCAGACCGTTAGCCAGATTGATCGATAATAAAATAAAATCACCGTTGAGTAGAAGGGTTCTGTTTGGCGATCTCGTCGACGGCGGAAATATACACATCCAACTATCTGGAGAAGAAATCACTTTTACCGTCACTGTACGGGCGAAACCGTTAACAAAACAACAGAAAAAATTATTAAAGAGAGGATCTCCTTTAGTGATGGAAGAAAAAATCGAAGATGCATAAACATAATATCACCAAGAAAAAGTTTTATGGAAAATGGCTGTATAAGGCCACACTAAAGATTCCCGGTGTGGCCATTCTCCGTGCGAATTCATTAGATGATGCCATCGAGTTATTGAATAAATGTTTCTCAGATGACCATACTAGATATCATTATTATAAAAAAGCCTTTGCTAACAAAGAAGATATGACTAATTTGTGTCAGTATCTCAAATCTTTAAGCGCAAATGATTGGTACAAAAGGATCGAAAGAGATAATATAGACCTCTATACGAATGATCCAAAAATTCACAATTATCTTGTTAACAGATTCCGACACATATTGTGTTTGGTCAGCGAGCCAGACATTTCTAGAAAGGATGAATACGAGGATATTCATCACATACTTTGCAAAAAATTACCCCACGATCGTTACAGATATCGCATCTACCTCAAACCGCACAAGATGCAGGGTGATAAATCGGCCAAAAAAATTTATATCGATTGGTTAGAAACTCAAAATAACGTTCTAATATCTCAAGCGGTCAAAAATTGGTTCATTGCCACTGATTGGAATTGGGATCCTAGATATATTTTAGTAGAAGATCATAAAACGCTGCTGTTTTTACACATGAGGAATTCAGAAGTTCTAGGAAGGATATATGAATATATATTATCCGATAAATAAGAGATGCCCATCGAAAACACAGTATTATTGTCAAACATAAGCACAGAATCAACTCCCGGAATCTTTTCTTATGGAAGCAAAAAAAAGGCTGCTGGTTATCACAAAATCAGTGATGGGTTGCATACAGCGATTTATACCGTGAACAGTTTTTCCGGGACCATAAAAATACAAGGTACTCTAAATCTGTATCCAGGGGACAGTGATTGGTTTGATATCGATAATACAGAAATAGGTGGAGATAGTTCTGAGATAGGCGGAGCAGATGGATTAAATTTCACATTCTCTCGTAATTTTACTGGCAATTTCCTTTGGATCCGTGCAGCATACTACCTAGAGAACGGTATCATAGTAGATCTTAGGTTTAGTTACTAAAAAAAAATTCACGATAAATATAGTATCACCTCGCGGGAGATACTATGAGAGACCTTTTATCAAAATTAGACGCTATAGTCAGTGAAACAGCACTGAATCCTAACGATCCTAAAGCAGACTATGCTGCAAAGAGCAAAGCACTTGACGATCTAGAACGGGATGGACAGACCGATAAAAGTGCCATACAACAGCGAAGATTAGATCTAGACAAAGAAGCCGAAACTAAAAACGTCAAAGAAGACACCGTTTTCGAAGTAGGTGACGATTTCGGTATCAGTTTTTCCGAAGATCTCGAAATAGCCACAGAAATCGTGGGTTTCGTAGAAGATGGAATCGTTATCGATCTAGATGAACAGGCCCTAACCATGTTGGAATCCGAAGGTATCCTATTCCTAGAAGGTGAGTTAGTCAACGAAGAAAAACAAAAAGGCGTGGACGGCAAGGTATGCTGGAAAGGCTACAAGCGCATGGGCACCAAGATGAAAGGTGGCAAGCGAGTAGACAACTGCGTCAAGATGGGCGAAGATCTAGACGAAAGCGGTCTACAATATTACACAGGCAAAAAGAAATACGGCAAAGATGGTATGGCAGCATTAGCACAAGCAGGTCGAAAAGGTGCTTCAGAAGAAGAACTAGGCCGCATCAAGGACAAGTTTAAGAAAGAAGATCACGGTCCTGAGGATCCAGACGCAGATTACAACCAAGGTGAATACGATCGTGAAGGCGATATGGCCAAAGATCAACTGCGCACTGTAAATGATGCTGCCAAAGAACTCTACAGCATCATCCAAGCAGACGAAAATCTACCAGAGTGGGTGCAGGCCAAGATCACTAAGGCCATGGACTATCTAGACACAGCCCGCGATTATATGAAGGCTAACAAGTATGCAGAAGATTTAGATATGAATGAAGCCAAGTACCAGGGCAAAGAAGTTCCTCTAGGCAAGAAACTGCCTGGGGATGTTAAGAAATCTAAAGTATATGTACGTAAGCCCAACGGCAAAGTGGTCAAGGTAAACTTCGGCGACAAGAAGATGCGCATCAAGAAATCCAACCCCGCTCGTAGGAAATCATTCCGGGCTCGCCATAACTGCAAGAATCCGGGACCTCGTTGGAAAGCCCGTTACTGGTCCTGCCGGAGTTGGTAATGCTATTAAGAGAAATGTTCAGCGCCATCGGCGCACCCAAAGACGATCAACAAGATATTGATTGGTTAGAAGATCTTAAATTTTTTATCGACAATGACGATAAGATGCTCAATCAATTTTTCTTTCCTGCTATAAAAAAGCACAAGGAGCATCAAGGAAATCCTAATGCGTACAAACTATACATCAGACCGTTGAGCAAATGCAAAGAAGCCTATTGCGAAAAATTTGAAATCGAGCAACCGGAAGAAAAATTTACAAAAGAAAAGATTATCGAACTAGCAAAATATATCGCTTCAGAACAAGAAAACTTTTTGGAAAAAGGCGATTATAATTAATGTTATTATCAGAATTATTCGAAGATTCAGTTAAACATGTGACATTCTGTTTCGGTAGAATGAATCCTCCCACCATAGGTCACAAACAGGTCCTAGATACTATGAAATCTCAGGGCGGTGAGATGAAGATATTCGTCAGCCAGAGCCAGGACGCCAAAAAGAATCCCTTAGATTATACCACGAAGATCAAATTCATCAAGGCTATGTTTCCAGAATATGCCCAGGATGTGGTAGAAGATTCTAGCCTAAACACCGTGGTCAAGGTGGCTTCATATCTCTATGATCAGGGATATACTGCTGCGACATTTGTCGCAGGTAGTGATCGTCTAGAAGATATGAAAAAACTACTAGAAGCCTACAACGGAATAGAAGGCAAGAGCCACGGTTATTACAAATTCGAAGTGCTAGATTTTGCCAGCAGCGGAGAAAGAGAAGACGGAGCGGAAGGTGTTGCAGGTGTTTCAGCCAGTGGTGCTAGAGCAGCGGCGGCAAACGGTGATTTAGAAGCATTCAAGGAAGCCACAGGTGCTGGCGAATTAAGCGAAAAGTTATATGCGGCTGTTCGTAAAGGCATGGGCATATCAGAATCGTACAAAATCAGAGAATCCGTTTCGGTAGATTCAGCGATAAAGAATATCGTTGCTACAGGTGATAGTATCGCAAAGACCTATGGTGATCTCAAGACCATGGCGGAAAAGTGGGTCTATAACAACGGCACGCTCAAAGGATTCCACAGGAATGCCGCAGGTGTAGGCAAGCGTTGGTATGACACATTCTTCTGGAACAAGATGGAGAACGATCTACGCACACTGCTACAGAAAAATCCCAAAGCCGCAGCGAAGATACAAGACTTTCTCAACATAGAGAAGGACGACAAAGGTCATGTCAGTTTTACCATCATCGGACGCAGCCTGCCTAGGATCTTGAACGATGTAGGAGAAAAGATGGCCGACGAGAATCTCAAGAGATTCGGAGCCAACTGGTTCAAGCGACACAAGGACTACGAAGATTATCTAGGTCGTGTAGAAAAAGAAGTCAACGATGAAGAAGATGATGATGACTTCTCTCCCGCACCCAAACAGCCCAAAGACAATGTGGTAGGTCGACAGAACGCTGCCGCAGAGGATATGGTCAATCAGATACTGAAGAGCATAGACAAGAAGGTGGCGGGAGAGATACGCAACATAATCGCCCGTGAGCCTAACAAACTACAGGCTCTGCAGAAAGAGCTAGCGAAACGCAACATCAAGGTAGGCGAATCGATACGCAGGATGGAATCACAGGGTGTCTCGGAAGGCATCCGTGTCATAGATCAAGACTATGACTTAGATCAAATCATTTTAACCTTAGATATCGAAGGTCGGAGAGTATCATTTACCTATACCGACTACGATGAAAACTTTGAAAACGCAGAACGTCGAGATGTGTTCGATCAACTACAGGAAAAATCTTGGTATAAGGGTTTAGATCATCCTACCAAGATGGAGATCTTAGATGCTGCCTACAAGGCTATAAGAGGTGAAGAACCCAGCGAATACAAACCTAGAGTTGATGATGAGCCGTTAGACATAGACGAAGGGGTCTCGGAAGGCGATTTAGAAGAAGATTGGCGGAAGAAATTGGCCACTGCGGGCATGGCCGGCATGATGGCTGTCAGCGGTGCTGCTGGTGCAGCAGATCGTGTACCGGATACTGCCAAAGAACCTATCATAGCTACTGTAGTCATCGACGGTGAAGCGAGGCGATTAGATCTCACTCCTAAAGGGTTTGACGATGTCAAAGAAGCAGAAAGATTTTTAAAAAAATTCTTGGCGGATCGAGGTATAAAAGATTGGCAGGCCAAGATAGAACGCAGTAAACCGGGAACAGGCAAGTATGAGAAGTTGACTATCTCAGGCATGGGAGGTTTAGAAAGCATACATGAAGCGCCTATAGAGATTGATCCTAGCGATCCAATGGATCCTATGATCTACGGACACGATCGAGCCAATCCCGGAAAACTGAAATATCGTATGGCAAGAGCGGCCGGACAATTGAAAGATCTATCTTCGAGAGTAGACGGTGCAAGCGCCAGTGAATGGCAGATGATGGCTCGTCAATTCGAAGAACTGAAGATGAACATGGAACAGATAAGACATGCCTTGGAAGAACTGGGCAAAGTCAGGAAGAAGGGTGGCATTCGATCGAGAGGAATAACAGTATGAAAGCCAAAGATTTTATACCCGCAAGCAAACCTAGAAACTTTGTAGCTAAGAACCAAAAAACTGCGGGTGCTGGCGCACATCGCGATCGAAAGAAAGCGCAGAAACAGGGCTACGAAAAGCACAAAGGCAAAGGTGTCCGAGAAGGCGACGAACCAGATGAGCAGTATCTAGACAAGGTCATCAGCGATCTATACAAGGATACCTACGGTATGCGTCCAGATCACGAGTTCGGTCGAGAGTGGATGTCAAGCAATTACGAAGAAAAACTTGAGATCTATAACAGCATATTAAAAAATCTACACAGTGATATGGATGAAGGTATTGGTGGTACGATCGCCGGTGGCGTGGGTCAGTTCATTGGCAATAAAATCGATCCTCTACATGGAGAAATCTTAAGAACTCACGGTGAGATGGCTGGTAGAAAAGCAGAATATATTATACGAAAGTATATGCACTTACTACAGAAATCTCTCAAGAAACAACTAGATTCCGGAGAGAAGGAAGGTGTCCGAGAAGCCAGCGACTTCGGTGAGCCCAGAGAGATACTGGAAGATGTTCTACAGACTTTGGAGCGTGAAGTAGAGTGGCCATTGACCGAGGTAATGGATCCTAGAGAAGTACGCCAACTATTGGCACCTATCATAAAAGCAGTAAATGATAAAATGATGAGTATGAAAGAAGCACAAGATGACTGGGGCGGTATGAGCCACAGAGAATTCAAGCGTAAAGAATTACAGCATGAACTAGGACATGAAGACGATCCGGACTTTGAACGCAAGATGCGCCAACAACAGATGGATAAGGATAAAGGCCCGTGGTATATCCGTATCAATGGTAAGATCTATAAGCAGAAGGGCGAAGCCAAAGTGTTCGACTGGCGGAAAGGTGCTAACAATTATGCCCTGGCCATACTGAAGAACAAGCCGGAGTTGCAAGGTAAAGTCCTGATAACTAAAAATCCCTCGGATCAATGATGGAAATCGCAGAATTAAAAAGGTTGGCTGGTATTAATGAATTTCGTGGTTATGTAAAATACGATCTTGTAGATCCCTACGGTGGTAGTAATATATCTATTACTGGTATGGAAAAGAAGGAATTAGAGAAAAAGCACGATATACAACCGGGTACTCCCGAATGGTTCAAGTTATGGTTTTCTAAACCGTATCTAACTGGAGAAAAGCCTGTATGATCGAAATTACCGATAACGCTAAAGAAAAAATCATCGATCTTCTTTCTGAAGAAAACAATCCCGGATTAAAATTAAGGACTTTCGTGCAAGGTGGCGGGTGTTCAGGTTTCCAATACGGATTTACCTTCGATGAAGATAAGAACGATGATGATTTCGAATTTCCATTAGACGGACAGTGGAAGATGGTCATAGATTCTATGAGCATGCAATACCTGCAGGGTGCAGAAATAGATTACAAAGATGATCTACAGGGCAGCCAGTTCGTGATTAAAAATCCCAACGCACAGACTACCTGCGGTTGCGGGAGCAGTTTCAGTGTCTAACGATTACCCCGTCTATCCCGAAGACGACGGATACGACCTTCCTAGAAATCCTTACTCGCCGGCATGAGAGCAGAAGAATTCGTCATTGAAAAGAAACGCCGCAAGCGTAGACCGCGCTGGGCTGCCTATGGTCCTGGACCCTACGGTGGGTACGGCTATGCCGCGGGCTACAGTGGAGACGGCGGAGACGGCGGAGGTGGTGGTGGTGGAGTAGGTGAGGCCAGCTATCCCGGCAACATCGGAGCTATGGAGATGGCTAAATTCTTTAGGATAGCAGGTCCTAAAGAAAAAGATCTGTTAAAAGTGTTGATACAACGCAAAGACTACAGCCGAGCCTGGGCATTGATACAGGGTATCACGGGTGTAAAATTACAGGGACGAGAATTCCAAACAGACGAGGGGTGGCGAGATACACTGGCTGGATTGGCGTTAGGTGCCGGTGTAGCCATGGGCAGCCCTGCTGATGCTAAGGCAAACGTAGAAAAAGTAGTAGTCGCTCCGGGACAAACTGTGTATTCTATAGCCAAAGCATTTGATACTACCCCGGAAGTCATTCAAAAATTAAACAAATTAGATAAAGATTTTAACATCAAACCCGATCAGGTTATAAAAGTTCCTAAATTAGATACAGTCGATATTTCATCTAAAGAAAAAAAATCTGCCGAGGAGAAAACGTCTACAGAAAAAAAATCTCAAAAAAAATTAGATATCAGCAAAACACTGACAGGAACTACGCACGAAGCAGTGCTAACTAAAGCAGCAAAAGCAGCAGGAATCACTGATCCTATAGAATTAGCAGCGTTCCTAGCACAATGCGCACACGAAAGCCACGATTTTAAATCTATGGTAGAATACGGTGGCAGCCTAGATTTCCGTAAATATGATCCTAAACATGCGCCCAAGAAAGCCAAAGAACTAGGCAACAAGAAAGCGGGCGACGGTGCTAGATACAAAGGCCGCGGCTACATACAGCTCACTGGCCGCTACAACTACAAACGTGCCGGCCAAGCACTAGGCATACCCTTAGAAAAGAGTCCCGAACTGGCAGAAAAGCCAGAAGTGGCTGCTAAGATCGCAGTATGGTTCTGGCAAAGCCGTGTGCAACCTAGAGTAGATAATTTCAACGATGTTCGAGCAGTGACCAAGCCCATCAATCCCGGATTAAACGGTCTATCAGATCGGCAGGAAGCGTTCGTAGATTTCAAGAAATTCAAGTTGGCACAGAGATGAAAATACGAGATATATTAGAAAATTTTGCAGACGGTAAAGTCAAGGGCAAAAGTCGACCTGGAAGGGTAAAAAAGGCTGGGGTTCCGTCTGGTGCAAGTATCAGTAGATTACGGCAAATCGCTAAAACTTCTTCGGGTGAAAAAGCTAAAATGGCCCATTGGATGGCCAATATGAAATCTGGAAAGAGGAAAACTAAATAGAAATGTAGTTCGCGGAGCGGGAACTCCCAACTACTCTAACGCTATGAAGGAGCATCAGCAATGTTATTTATAGACAACAAATATACACATATCTATTATGAAAATAAACGAAATCATCACAGAAGAAGAACTAGACGAGGGCTGGAAAGAAAAACTAGCAGCCGCAGGGCTAGCGGCCACTATCGGACTAGGTGCCGCAGGTGGTGCACAGGCCAGAGTGATGCCTGGTCAAGATCCGGAAGTAAACAGATTGACTGGAAAACCCGTGGCTACGCAGCAGGTGCAGAAAGACACGGATAAAAAGGATGTCAAGCAGGGATTTAGCAAAGAATATCTGCAGAAAGTAGTAAATGACGAACTGCCCAGACCTTTGATATCCAAAGAAAAAGCCCAAGAAATTTTAGACAAGATGGATAAACTAGATCCAGTAAGCCCCGAAGAAGCAGGTAAAATCATACTGAAAAAACGCTCTATAGAGAGTTTATCTCGTAAAAAACAGACAATTAAAGAAGCAGGATCGCAAGGTTCGACGACATCAACGATGGTAGGATCTTTTGCTAATCCCCACATCAGCCCAGGTCCTGCTAGAGGCAAAACCAGTTATACGGGTAAACCGGGAGGCCCGGGAGGCACTAAAGCACCACCGCAGCCCAAGCCCAAAAAACAAAAACCTACTGACAATGCACTAGATATGAAGACCTCGCTGTTCGGTGAAGGCAATGCTATCAAAAGATAAATATAATATCAACCTTTAGGAAATCTAAAATGGACTTCAAATCATTAATAAGCAAAATCGAAAGCATCGACGGAAAAATAGAAACTCCTGCTGCTCCACAATTGCCAAAGGCAATTAAATTAAATGAAGATGCAGAACTTCGAGTTTTAGCAGGAACTTCTTCTTATATCGCAGAGGCTAAGAAAAAAGCCGAAGAGAAAAAAGATGAAAAAACCGAAGAAGGCCTCGATATGAATCTCCTAAAGGCGGCACAGAAAGGTCAAGAAGGCAAACCCATAGGTAAGCCAGACGCAGAAAGCGATAAAAACGTCAAGAAAAAATACGGTTACAGAATGGATGGTGAACCTGCGGAGCGTGACGATGATCCTACGAAACAAGAGCGTCGTGGTCGTAAGCGCAAAAACGAAGACGTTGAAATTGATACTGACAAATTCAAATCTAAGTTTTCTAAGATGGTAGAAGCCAAGAAAGATAAAATGTCCAAGAAAGACAAAAAGGTAGATGAAGGTTCAAAACCAGATTTCTTAGATGTAGACAAAGACGGCGACAAAAAAGAGCCAATGAAGAAGGCGTCTAAAGAAGCAGGCAAAAGTAAAGAAGGCGACAAAAAAGAAACCAAAGGAATGACTGCTGCACAGAAAAAACTTCCTCCTGGCTTGCAAAAAGCCATCGCCAAGAAAAAAGGCACTAGTGAAAGCGTAAAAATCCAGAAGAAGGTAGTTGCTGAATCAATCGATCAAAAATTAAGCCTAAAAGAAATGTTAAAATTAGTCAACGAAAGTGGAGGACAACAAGCGATAGATCCCGTAGACCAATCCCTATGGACGTGGGCCAATCGAGTCGCTGCCGCCAAAATCCAAGAAAGTCAAAAAGCAGAAATTTTTGCTGCTATGATCTATGAGCGCAACGGCGGACGTTTTGAGATGTACGATGTCCTAGCAGAAGATCAAAAATAATTTAACCAATCGATCGATAAAAGCCAGTCACCCGTTGACTGGCTTTTTTTATGGCTATATAATACACCTATAAGGAGAACATCTATGGCAAAAATGTATGGGCCGGAAGAAAAAGCCAAACTAGAAAGATTGATCACTGAAGGTTCTAATGTTCTACGTGAAGTAGAAGATCTGCAGGAAGGTCTCAAAGAAACCGTAAAGGCAGTCGCAGAAGAACTACAGGTCAAGCCTTCAATCATCAACAAAGCGATACGCATCGCACACAAAGATAACTGGAAGAGCCACGAAGAAGAGTGGGATGAGATTGAAATGATTTTAGGTGTTACTAAGAGATTACCAGAAAAGGATTAAATGCATCAAATCACAGATGTTGTCGTAGACATTTATCGCTGGGCAGAAAGGGATTATCATGAATGGCCGTTTAGGTTTTGGGTTGAAGTCATCGCTTGGGCTATTTCTATTGGTTGTTCTATTACCATGGCTCTCACCGTTCCTACCCCACCCTTACTCATATTATATCCTATATGGATCGTTGGCTGTTCAATGTATGGCTGGGCTGCTTATACTCGTGGCAGTTTTGGTATGCTTGCCAATTATCTACTTCTTGTCACGATCGACTCAGTAGGTCTGGTGCGGATGATAATTAATTAGTAAATAAGCATAGATGGTAGGCGGGGCCATAAACCGCGCTAGAGGTATTTGCGAGCCACAAATCGCATATGGAGGAATATGAGTTACGTTGACGCATTCTATGATCGCGACGACGACATGATCCGTGTCGTTGAGCGCAATGACAAAGGTGAAAGGCACTATAAAGATTACGCTGCCCGACACATCTTTTACTATTACGATCCCAAAGGTAAGTATCAATCAATCAAGGGTGAACCTTTAAGCAGAGTTTCTAGCAAGAATGTCAAGGAACATCGCAAGGAACTGGCCATACATTCTAACAAGCGATTGTATGAATCGGATATAAATCCGATTTATAGATGTCTAGAAGATCATTATCTAAATGCAGATGCTCCTAGTCTAAATGTAGCGTTTTTCGATATCGAGGTGGATTTTGATCCCGAACGTGGCTATGCCGCTCCGGACGATGCTTTCATGCCCATCACTGCCATCGCGATCCATCTACAATGGTTAGACACTTTAATATGCCTCGCTATACCTCCTAAAACACTAAGCATGGAAGAGGCCAAGCGGGCCGTAGAAGAATTCCCTAACACCATGCTATTCGATAACGAAGCAGACATGTTAGATAGTTTTCTTCATCTTATCGAAGATGCAGATGTGTTAAGCGGCTGGAACTCGGAAGGTTTTGATATTCCGTATACTGTCAATCGTGTAACTAAAGTCTTAAGCAAGGAAGATACTCGTAGATTTTGTTTGTGGAATCAGTACCCCAAAAAACGAGAATATGAAAAATTTGGTAAAACTGCAGTAACCTATGACCTCATAGGAAGGGTACATTTAGACAGCCTAGAGATGTACAGGAAATACACCTATGAAGAGCGACATACTTACAGACTAGATGCGATCGGAGAGATGGAAATAGGAGAATCCAAGACTATCTATGAAGGTTCCTTGGATCAACTATACAACAATGATTTTCGTAAATTCATCGAATATAATCGTCAAGATTGTGCTTTGTTGAATAAGTTAGATAAGAAATTAAAATTTCTCGATTTATCTAATAAATTGGCTCACGATTGTACCGTGTTGTTACAGACTACTATGGGCGCTGTGGCGGTAACTGAACAGGCTATTATCAACGAAGCACATCGTCGTGGTATGATCGTTCCTAATCGTAAGAAGATGGAAGAACAAGGTGATACACAGGCAGCAGGTGCTTATGTTGCTTATCCCAAGAAAGGTATCCATGAATGGATCGGTTCATTAGACATTAACTCTCTGTATCCGTCAGCGATTCGTGCCTTGAATATGGGTCCAGAGACCATCGTCGGACAGTTGCGCCAAGATGGTACTAAAGATTATATCGCAGCAGAACAGGCCAAAGGAAAATCATTTGCCGCAGCTTGGGAAGGAATGTTCGGTAGTGTAGAATATACCAGTGTCGTGGATAGAGAAGTTGGAAGAGAAATCACTATAGATTGGGAGAACGGCGGAAACGACACGTTAAGCGCCGCACAGATTTACGATTTAATATTTGATAGTAATCAACCGTGGATGCTGTCAGCCAATGGTACTATTTTCACCTATGAGAAGGAAGGTATTATCCCTGGACTCCTAGCACGTTGGTACAAAGAACGAAAAGAGATGCAGGAAAAACTTAAAGAATGTATCGCTGCCGGAAACAAGATCGAAGAAGAATATTGGGACAAAAGACAGTTGGTTAAGAAAATTAACTTAAACAGTTTGTATGGCGCTATTCTTAATCCCGGTTGCCGTTTTTTCGATAACCGCATTGGACAATCAACTACGTTAACTGGCCGTACTGTCGCTCGGCACATGGCTGCTAAGGTTAACGAAATTATTACCGGAGAATATGATCACGTAGGTCGTGCTGTTATCTACGGTGATACAGACTCTTGTTACTTCTCTGCGTATACTACGCTAAAGAAGGACATTGAGAAAGGCAACCTTCCTTGGTCTAAGGAATCAGTTATCGAACTTTACGATACCATAGGAGAAGAAGTAAATGGCACGTTTGTTAAGTTCATGCAAGACGCCTTCCATACTCCCAAAACTCGAGGAGAGGTCATCAAGGCAGGTCGCGAGATTGTTGCAAGCAAAGGACTATTCATCACCAAGAAGCGATACGCAGTCCTCTACTACGACAAAGAAGGCAAGCGTACCGATGTTGATGGTAAAACAGGAAAAATAAAAGCCATGGGTCTAGACCTTAAGAGGTCAGATACTCCGGTGGTCATCCAAGATTTTTTAAGCAAAGTGCTAGAAATGGTGTTGGCTGGAGCGAAAAAAGAAGAAGTGTTGGAATATATCACGGATTTCCGCACGGAATTTAAGACTCGTCCGGGATGGGAGAAAGGTAGTCCTAAAAGAGCCAATAATATCACAGAGTATGCTGCCAAGGAAAAGAAACAGGGCAAGGCTAATATGCCAGGACACGTTCGAGCCAGTCTAAACTGGAACACTTTAAAGCGCATGATGGATGACAAGTATTCCATGAACATCGTAGATGGTGCTAAAGTCATTGTCTGCAAGGTCAAAGACAATCCTATGGGCTATACCTCAGTGGCATATCCTGTGGATGAACTGAGACTGCCGCAATGGTTCAAAGATCTGCCTTTCGACGATGGCGAAATGGAAACCACTGTCATTGACGAAAAGCTAGAAAACCTTATTGGTGTCTTGGAATGGGACATCAGTTCAACAAGGTCGGATAACACATTCAGCAAACTGTTTGATTTTGAGTGATTTCTAGGTTGATTTTCATTCCAGATCTAAATATAATCTTAATAAAGGAAAACTAAAATGAAAGATATTCTCCAGGACATCGTAAGCCACACACAAAATCTAGGCTTTTTAACCACAGTTAAAATCACAGGCACTAAAGATTCCACTGGTGTTTTTTCGATCGCTGACGATCGATCCGTAATAATGGAAGCCAACACACATAATCCCTATCCGGACATGATCGGTGTGTTCGGTATGCCTCAACTTAATAAATTAAAATATTTGCTAGACGGTGGTGAATACAAAGATGATGCTAAAATCACTATCACATCAGCAGAACGTAACGGTGAAATTATTCCAGTTGGCATCCATTTCGAAAACAAAGACGGTGACTTTCGTAACGATTACCGCTTTATGAACAGCGAAATTATCAACGAAAAGATGAAGACCGTCAAGTTCCGTGGTGTCAGGTGGGATGTAGAGATCGAGCCTACTGTGGCTGCAGTACAGCGTTTCAACTTTCAAGCAGGAGCCAACAACGAGCATCCAACATTTCTTGCCAAGACAGACAGCGGTAATCTTAAGTTCATCTTCGGCGACGCTTCCACACATGGTGGAGAGTTTGTGTTCGCTATGGGTGTAGAAGGCAAACTACAGCGTGGCTGGACTTGGCCCGTGCTGTCAATCTTAAGCATCCTTAAGATCGCTGATGTCAATAACACCAAGATGGCATTGAGCGATGAAGGTGCTATCCAGATCACTCTTGACAGCGGCTTGGCTACCTACAAGTATATCATTCCTGCACAGGCAGTCTAATGAAAACACCAGTCGATTTAACACCACTACAGAAAGATTATGCGGTATATTTGCCAGCGATCAGTGCTTTCTATTCTGATTATGTTGCTAAACAACGTAAGCAAGAATTCATCCCCAAAGATCGTATTCCCAAAGGATTCGATCAAGGTGTAGAAGGAATGAACTTTCTCAATCCAGAGCAGGGCTATTTTTACTACAAATATGGTCTGTTCTCTGCAGGTCATGCCCAGCTAGATCTTAATAAGACGATGGATCAAGACGCTATGATCCAACAGCGTGATAGATCTAAGACATTGATCCTAGGTGATTCCGGTGGATATCAAGTAGGTAAAGGTGTGCTCAAGTTTGATTGGCTAAACTTCGAAGGACCGGCTGCAAACAAGACTAGAGATGATATTCTTAACTGGTTAGAGCTCACTGCGGACTGGAGTATGTTGCTAGACGTGCCTACATGGGCCTGCGACCATATACACAGCCCTAAAACCGGCCTAAAATCGTTCGATGACTGCTTGACGAAAACTCGCTTTAACAACGAATATTTCTTAAATAATAGATTAGGTGCTACTAAGTTCTTGAACGTTTTACAGGGTTCAAACTGGGAAAACGCAGAAACGTGGTATCAGGGTGTCAAGGAATATTCAGATCCCAGTAAGTGGGGTGACAAAGCCTGCGAAGGCTGGGCTATGGGTGGTGCTAATATGTGCAAGATGCCTATTACGCTTCGCAGACTGATTACCATGCGCTTTGATGGCATGCTTGATGGCAAGGATTGGATGCACTTCCTCGGAACAGCACAATTAGACTGGAGTTGTTACTTAACCAGCATTCAACGTCAGATAAGGAAGCATGTAAATGAGAATTTCACCATCAGTTTTGATTGCGCATCACCTTTCATCGCCACAGCCCACGGGCTTGTCTATACTAATGCCCAACATACCAATAAGCGATTTTCAGTTATCATGGACAAAGCCCCAGATAATAAGATGCTTGCCGGACGGCACGATATTCCTTTCCCATTCGAAAGCGAGATTGGACGACGTCTCAGCATCGCTGACATATGCCATTATGCACCAGGAATGCTGAACAAGATCGGCAAAGAAGGTAAAACATCGTGGGACAGTTATGGGTATGCGCTGATGATGGCACATAATGTCTACTGCCATATCGTTGCCGTGCAGAGAGCAAACAATCTCGCAGATATTGAAACAAAGACCTATCGTCCAGATTGGAGGCGTTGGAGGAAAGTAAAAGATGCTGACAAGAGCGACGAGTTCTCAGAATGGGTTCCTCGTAATATTCTTTACTTCGATCGATTCGTGGAAGAACTATTCGACTGCAAAGATCGAGCATCTGCATTTGAAATGATCGCAGAAGCAGAAAGGTTGGGATTCCTACAAAATCTAGAAGGTGCTAGACTGCGAGGTGGAGTCACTAATATCATGAACAGCCTTTTTGATGAAATCAAAGAAGACGGTGAACTAGCAGTACCTTGGACGGATGACAGAGAAGATGATGAACTAGACAAACTCAAAGCGGACTAAGGAGACAATCATGTTTGAACGTAGAATCAAGACACTAGAAGAAGCACATAGAATCTTAGACAATCAAATCGACAGATTGGAAAAAACCGGCACATTTTCTGACGAACATTTAAGCAATTTGAAGAAACAGAGGTTGCATTATCGTGATGAAATTGCTAAACTACGTAGACAGCAATGGGAATACGAAAGAGAACACGTAGACTATGACGATGAAAGATAAAAAATATAAATCCAATCAATTCGCCCTTAATCGCAAGCAGGTCGAAAAACTCGCTAAGATGGTTGAGAATTTTCCAGATGTAGAATGGTTTACTTTAGAAGAAAGCCTAGAAAGTGGTATTGGTCCCACTGTCGTTGTTAGATTTAATCTGTTTGGCGATAACGACAAGGACATCGATACCACCATTGACATAACTGATGTGAGTACCTGGTAATGAATAGAGATTATAGCACTGGCCAGAAAGATGATGTGACATTCTTCGTCGGTGACGAGATCGAACACACTCCTGCGTATGGAATGAAAACTTTGTTCGTAGTAGGTCGACAATCTATCGAAACTATCAAACACGTTCTCAAAGACCAAGATATCCGGCATATCTTCTTTGGTGCTAACCATAGTTTCAATCCGGAAGGCTACGATGAACACGAGAGTTGGGAAACAATGATCACCTATTTCCTAGAACAGGGGTATTGGTGTAGTCTAGATATTCCTATGAATCAGGTAGAAGAGTTTAACGAAGGTGGTCTCAACGACTACGATCGTTTCATTCCGCAGATCCGTGTTCCAATCCCCTACATCAAACTTTGGAACTACAACACTATGATCAAGATCGATGACCGAGACTTTAAAGCGACCAATCCCGGTGTGTGGACGCATAGCCTACACAAGCTGAAAGATCGCGAGTGTTTTACTGATTGGGATTGCTATAAAAACGATAAGGTGCTAACATGACCGGATACTACCCGATAACAGGTGCCACTCAGGCACAGACACTGGGTTCTAACAGAGTAAAAAGGCGAGAAAAGTGAAACAGAAGTTATCTTGGCGGCAGCGTCTGCGAAACTGGCTGAACAAGGATATTGACGATGAAAACTACATTCCGCAGAATGTCGTCTGCGAAGAAGCCAGTCTCAGCAGCGACGGATTGCGATTCCAGCTGTATCGCGCCTCGGGTGGTTATGTCATAGAAACACGCTACTACGATCGTAGGAATGATCGCAATGAGAACAAGATGTATATAATCACTGATGATCAAGATATTGGCGATGCTATTGGTAAGATCATCACTATGGAGAGCCTAAGATGAATGACAGTTTACTAGGAAAAAAACTAAATGATACTTGGGGCGGGGCTTCTGGGAGATCAGCAGAAGACCTCTTAAAAAAACAAGGAGTTCCGTTACAAAATGGCGCAGGTCCTGATAATTATATCACCGGAGTAGAGTATAAAACCAGAGATTTAGATGCCACTAGTGGAGTATCGATGGGAACATCCTCTGTCGACGACATTGAAAGATTAGACTATAATCAAACCGATCTTTGTAAAAAATTACAATATCAAAAATGGTTTTACACCAAAGAAGGCGAAGTTGTGGATGAACAACTTTTTGATTTTACAAAAAAAGTCTTGCAAGAAATTTTCAAAGCAGATTTTGATCACATAAAAAATCATTTTCATAACGATCCGTTTACTTTTCCAGATTATATTAAAGCTTCATGGGGTTATTGGGAAAAAGAAAACGGTTATAGTTACAAATACCGTATGTCTTGGAACAAAATGAAAAAGATCAAGGCTATTAGTAGACAGGCGCCTCTTTTTGAGGATTAATTACAATGAAAATTATTATTAAAGAAAACGCTGGATACAGGCTTTTACTAAAGAAAAATCCCTGTCTTCTTCCGGATGGCCTAAATAATATCGAATTTACCGGTGAAGAGCTCAAAGACGGAGAAGTCGTTAACACCAGCACCTATCAGTTCTTCATGATACGAGACGAATTAAACACCCTAGCGAAGGTTCTAACAGCATGATCGTAAAACAAGACATCCGTCCGAATAAAATGATTTGGGTAACCTTCCAGAAGGAAGGCGTACATAAATACCCAGCGGCCCTGACAGATCCTAGTCTGGCCACAGGAGATGAATATGATGTTTCGTTCCTTGGTTATCCTCATCGCCATATCTTCCATTTCCGGGTGTGGATCTCTGTGTTCCACAACGACCGGGACATCGAGTTCATCCAGTTCAAGCGTTGGCTCCTGTCGCTGTATACCAAGACCGGAGGATCCGATGTCCTGCGTGATCGGTCCGTTTCCGATAATCAAGATAGAACTGGACTGGCACAAACCACTGCACTCCAATTAGATTATAAAAGTTGTGAGATGATGTCGGACGAACTGTACGAGGTCATCAAAGCAAGATATCCAGATCGTGAGATTTGGATTGAGGTCTCCGAAGACGGAGAAAATGGGAGTTTTATCAAATATTAACTTAACCCGTTCTTAAAAGGAAATAAAAATGGCTCGTAATTACAGAGATTATCAATATTTCGAAAATCGTCCCGATGTTGTTAAAGTTTGGGATGATCTAGATGCATATCTAGATTACTGTCGATTCGAACTCTGTGAATTTAATCCTGCAGATCTTTATCGTAAAGATTCTGTAAATTATCAATCTTACCTAGCAAGCAAGCGTCCTCGCAGACCTTACCAAGGAAAGAATCCTCGATGGGATAATAACGGAAGACGCAATGGCCAGAGTTTTTCTCGTTGATCTCGAGGCTGTAGAAACTAGGTATACTGGACAGTGGAAAACCCACCTGCCCGATCTCCTGCAGAGGCACGGTCATGATGTTCAAGTTATCTCTGGCTTGGAAGATATTCCTAAAGCCACTACTTCTGGCGCCTTTCTTAATTTTGGCGGCACAAATATCTATAAGGCTAGCCAGGTTGAGAAGATGGGCAGACTTTTCTGCGAGGATAAGGTAAAGGCAGGAGATCACTTCATCTTCACAGATGCGTGGCATCCTGGTGTCGTCAATCTTAAATATATGAGCGAACTCTTAGAGATTCCCATAGTGACACACGGTCTCTGGCACGCCGGCTCATATGACGAGCAAGATTTTCTAGGTCGTCTTATCGGTCCTGCTCCGTGGGTCCGACATGCTGAGAAAAGCTTCTTCCACTGTTTTGATCATAATTACTTCGCATCGGAGTTCCATGTCAAGATGTTCTTTGATGAACTTCTCCACGATGGTGTTCCGTTTGATAATCCTTGGTACGACGAAGATTGGCGAGACCGTTACACCGATAATAATCGTAAGATAATCCGCAGTGGTTGGCCCATGGAGTATATGTCAGATACTCTGCTGATGTACAAGAACATGCCCAAACGGGACCTTATATTGTTTCCCCATAGGCTGGCTCCGGAGAAGCAGGTAGAGATCTTTATGGATCTCAAAGAAAGTCTTCCTCAGTACGAGTTCGTGATCTGCCAAGAATATCCCTTGACTAAAAACGAATATCACAACCTGCTTGGCCAGAGCAAACTAATATTCTCCGCCAATCTACAAGAAACACTAGGTATCTCGTGGTATGAAGGTGCCCTAGTAGATGCTATTCCTATGGTTCCGGATCGACTAAGCTATTCAGAAATGGCCTTAGATGTGTTCAAATATCCTTCAGCCTGGACTCTGAACTTTGAAGCATATCGTATACATAGAGAAAAGATCGTACATCAGATCATCCAGTATATGGAAAATTATGAAAAGTATCTGCCTCGCCTAAATACACAGGTAGATGTATTAACAAAGAACTTCTTTAGTTGCGATAATCTATTAAAGATGTTAAAATAATATGTCATCCACGACAATAACTCGGAGAATATAATTGAAATTAAAAAAACAAGAAACAGGCCTGGACGCAATGGCAGGCGATGGCGGATATCAAGAAGCATACCTATGCGATCATATTCGCTTTAAGATGAAGCGTGAAGGCAAGCGTTTCTGGGCAGGCGATAACATTAGCGACTATCTACACGAAGGTGATATAGAAAAACTAATCGATGAAGCAACAGAGGCATTTGAACAAGTGCTAGACACCCTGTTGATTGATAGAGAAAACGATCCTAACAGCAAAGGCACAGCCCGCAGGCTTGCTAAGATGTACTTTAATGAAATAATGGTAGGAAGATATGAACCAGCACCAGATTGTACAGCGTTTCCAAATGATACGGAGGATCGCTATGCGGGTATGTTGGTTGTTCGCAGTGAGTTGCGTAGTATGTGTTCTCATCATCATCAGCCTGTTGCTGGTGTTGCATACATCGGCATCATTGCCGCTGGCAAACTTATCGGGCTATCTAAGTACATTCGCATCGCACA